TTGTTACCATATCTGTCAAGTATGCAGTATTAATACTTGCAGAACCTACATTGACAAATACTACATTACCAGTACCTGTCATACTTAGTTTGTTTACAATAGATGCATTTCTACCTATTGCAATATCATTATTTGTTGAAATATTACTTGTTGTAATATTATTAGTTACTTGTAGATTTAAGTTTGCTAAAACATTGTTAGCAACGTAGAGTGCAGTTCCTTTACCATATATGAAAGTATTTGCACCGACAGTTAAATTACCAGTTTGTGAAGATTGAGAACCAAGTGTTATACTTTTACCAACTTCAAGATCAGTAGAAAATAAAACTGCATTAGCAACTGTTAATGCAGTACCATTTGCAGTAATTGATAATTTAGAATTACCTGAAAGTGTAAAAGTACCATTTGTCTTTGAATAGTCGCCAGTTTCTATCGCATTTAATGCATTAGCAGACAGATTGGTTTGAATTCGCCATTCATCTATTGTATTATTTTTGGTGATATTAGTTATTGCCATTTATTATCTACTTTTTTCTAATAGTTGATTTAACAACGACTTGACTTCTTTCATATCTGATGACATCTCTTCAACTTGATTCTTTAATCTATTTATTTCATTATTTTTCTCTGTCATACTTTTACTTAATTTTTTTCGTGCTTCATTCTCTTGTATTAAAGACCTATTAGTTGCCAATAATGCACGACTATTAATATCTTTAGAATAAGGTGTTCCTTCAACTTTTAATAACATAACTATTCCGCAGGTAACGCAATTACACGAAAATCTTTAACTCTTGGAACAATTGTAGGATCACCTGACCGTAATACAATCTTAATTGAAAAATTTATAAATGTATCGTATGTTACACCATTTGTTGAAGTGTATGTAATAAAATTATCAGTTGCCGATGGACGATATTCGTAATCTGTAAAATCATATGGAGTCAATGATGGTGCTACTGTAGGAGTAACACTTACTAATTTTTGATATCTTCGATCCTTAAATTGAACACCATCTGAACCAGATAACAATTTACAGAATACATCTACTTCAGTACCAACCGGTTTATTTGCAGTTAAAAACACCCGTAAATCGCCTGCATCAAATCCTGGTGCTAATTGAATTTGTCTTGTAATATATCTTGCAAGACATGGACCACCACTTGAATCGTATTCAGTATTTAATACAACACTACCACTAGTGCCAGATGCGGCAACAGCAGGATAGTTTGTATTTGCACCAATAGTTATAGTATAGTCATCAATGTAACCAGAACCAGGAGAAGAAACATACACACTAAGAATATTTCCACTAGAATCACATGAAAGATTACCACTGAAACCTGTACCAGTATTACTGCTAATAACGATAACATTAGAATTTCCATAACCAGTTCCTGAAGCAACAATTGTAAAATCTTCTGAATTTACTTCTGCATCATCAACATAATTTTCCCAGATATTTAGAAATGCTTTTTCTACTGATACCATTGGAGAAACTGCTTCATCTGTAGTTGACAATTCTGTTTTAATAGTAAAATCACCTTTATATCCTAAAGTTTTTCTTCTATAACCAATTGCATATAAATCATCATTTTCAAACGATGTTGTTTTTGCTGGTACAACTGCACGATAATTTGTTTCCATTGAACCTGCAATTGTATTTGCTTTCAATGAATAATTAACTGAAGTGCCAGTTGGAATAATAGATGTTTCTAATAATCTAAATTTATCTACATTATAAACCACATCTTGTTCTTCACTTTGCATTACTATTGTTGCAGGTGCAGTTGAGAATGAACACCGATGCAATCTAAACATTAAATCTTCATTAATATATGGTACATATTCCATAGAATTCTGTGAACGATATAATGTTCCAACATATGGATTAATACCAATATACTGATTATTTGTTGATACTTGACCCTTTTCTGCTTCCCATAAAATGTAATCTGGTGAATCAGTCAATACAACAACTGCATATAAACCAGGTTTTAAGAATACAGGAGTATAGAATTCAAAATTGGTAAGTGTTGTAGAATCATCAACTGAAGGTAATTCTGAAATATTAATTTGAGATGGTACTTTAGTTACAACTGATTCAGGATACCAAAAGTCGGATGATGGTGTTCCATTTACAGTTGGTCTTATTTGAACTGATACTGGTAGAGTATCGTCTTTTGCTTTGAAAAACAAATCTACACTATTTAAGAAAATACCATATGGATATCTTGCAGGATCAATAAAGAATGTCTCTGCTAATGGATCAACATAATATGTACCTAGTAATGTTGATCCTGTTCCTCTTGATGATACTAATCTATCTGATGTAGTTGTTCCAACAATCTTAGAATCAACATCGTAGTTATATACAGTATCTACCAATTCTGTTTTACTTAAACTTAATCCAGATGCAACATATAATTTATCTGCAAATGAAATTGAATCGCCATCATATGTATTATTGAATGATTCTGTTACACGAAAGTTTCTTTGACCGGATCTAAATGTTGCAGTTGGTATATAAAATGCACCACCAGCTTGACCATATTTGTTAGTTTTATTAGTACCAATGCTATAAACAACAGAACCTTGTGTTGTTGGTGTAGCACTTAGTGTTGCCGTTTTTGAAGAACCAACATAAGAACTAATCGTAAATTGTTCACCAATACCTGCTTCAGAAGTGGCTGTATGAATAATTGATACAGTATTGCCATTATAGTAATCGTTAGTTGTAGATGCATTACCATCAAATACAATGGTTGCACTTGATACAGTTCCTAATCCAGAATGATGTTCATTTATTGAAGATACTGTTAATGTTACACCACTATCTAAACCATAAACATATTTACTTGTGAGTGAAAAACCAGTTTCACTAATGAATGAAACATTTGAACTACCTGTTTCACTAACAGCAACATAACCATATTTGTATGATGTTCCACCACTTAATAGTGATACTAAATTTGCAGTTAAATCTGCAGTTGAACTTGCAAACAATACAGGTTCACCAGCAATCAATGTTGTATTGGCATTCATTGTAACTTTATTTGGTACAACAACATATTTGTTTACATCAACTTCATCAAAAAATGAATATACAGTTGATGATGGGCGTAAACCATTTGTCGTAAATAATACTTGTTTTGATTTCATGTATGGTTGAATTGCTAAATCTGTTACAAATTCACCAACACTTTGTTGTGATGTAGATGTTGTTATTTGATTTTGATTTAATTCAGCACCAGCACTTAAATAAGTATTGTCATTGTATGCTTGATAAACGCCCCACAGACCGCCACCCACTTGATGACCGCCACTCATCCATTGAGTATAAGTATCACCACTTTTTTCATTTCGTGTTTGATACCATTTTGAATCTGCTATTTGTGCAAATGGACTATCTCTATCATCAGACCATTGTTTATTATTATCTGCAATATACTTAAATGCATCATTAACAAAATTAAATGCATTTTCGATACCTTGATTAGAATTCAATACAACTTTTGCAGTTGTTTGTGAATCCACATCACCAGTAAATTCTGGAAATAAACGCAATGTTCCTTTGAAAGAACCATATAAAGCACCAGCAATTGGTGATGATTTTGTTGCGTATGGTTGTTGTGCAAGAACAGATGTTGAATAATCTAACATCATAACTTTTTGTTCATTCACACCATATACTTGACCAGTAGATAAAATAGTATTTGCTTTAAGATTAATTGTTCTCATTAATGATGCTGGTTTTAATTCACCACTATCAATTAAACATCTATTGTCATTTTTAACTTGATTTGATGGTGCTTTAATAAAATCTGAAGTAAAGTTATCTGTTAAGATACCATACTTTGATCTTTCTAATCCATTTGCATCTGTAATTTTAGTTGATGCTGCATCTTTTTCTAATGAATTTAATGTAACATAATATTCTAATTGTTTAATACGATTCTCAAATGCACCAATATCTTGCATTGTATATCTACGATGATTTTGAAAATCTGCACGAATATCTTTAACATTTTCTGTATATGCAGGTATTGCTAATGTATAGATTAACATATCACCAGAATTTACATTTGGTGCAATAGGTTTAATTGCAGATGTACCAGATATTACTTCAAAATCTCTAGATTGTTTAACTACCACACGATCAATTCTACCTAAATAATAATCAAAATTACTTGTTAATGATTGATTTGGTAATGGATTAACTGCACCAGATATTGTTGTTGTACCAATACCTCTTGTTGGTCTAAAGTCAAATGCAGACCGTAACGATACTAATTTGTTATCTTCTTTATTATTGAAATAGAAGATTTCATCATATGTAAAATTAGAACCTGCTTTTAAATAAGAATCAACAGTGAACAATCCATCATTTTGTGGAGATGGTGCAGATTGATGACTTAGATATTTGTAAGTAACATAAACTTTACCACGTGGCGCACTATACCCACGTTTTAATGTAATTGTTGCATGGTCATAATGTGTTTTACGTTGACCATTATCAAAATCATAATTACTAGTAACATCATATGTTGAACTTGATAACATTGCAGTTGTTACATTTAATGCAGGACTTCTAGAATCGGTAATTCTAACAATCTCTAATACATCAGGTACTTGTAAACTTACTGCTTTACCTGGTGTTCTTAAATTTGTTAATTCGGTAGTATTGTCAAAGAATGTTGAACCAATAGTAGGAAATACATATCCTGTTCCACTTACTGCAGTCACTCCAGTTGAATTTGCAGAATATAAAATATCAGTACCTTGTGTACCTGCAGTATTTAATTCATATGGAATCTTAGTATGTAGATTTAATCCTGTTGTTGCTGGTATTAATTGTTTACCACGAATTGCACCCGAAGATGAATTTTCTGCATTATTAACTTTAGAGTTAATCAATAAATCAACTTTTACACCTGCAGTATTAACATCAATTTCAAAATTTGTTGAACTGATTGCAGTTACCGTAAATAAATTATTTGCTAGTCCAAGAATAGTATTTGCAGCAATACCCGATGTGGTATTTGCGACAGTATCGTATCGAACCATACAAATAATATTATCTCTAATATTTGAATCAGAAATAACACCAGATGAACCGCAGAATGAGAATGTATCCGTACCTTCTGCACTAATACTAATTACACCTCCAGAATCTGCAGTTTTATTACTATAAAATTTCTTCGCATAAAAATCCATATTTGTCAAAGTGGAAGCTTTCATTGCTTGATATGGCACATCAAATATTAATGAGGATCTTTGTGGTTCCATAATCATTGCAAAACCAGTTGTTGTATCTTTAGAATCACTATTGATATTACCAGCAAATGTTTTTGTAGTACCACTTTTAATTACAAATGATTCTGCATTTTTAAAATCTGAATCAATAGAGAATGTATTTGATGTTGGAGTAATTGGCCATGCAGACTGTAAGTAGATATGTGTTGCATTAGATGATTGAATTAATACTGGAGAAATTCCTGTACCACCTGCATCAGTAACTCTAAAATACATATTTGCATATGCATCGGTACCTACAGTTGAAGAAAAACCAGCAGGCATACGAATTGATCTTGTATTTGAACCTGATGCTTGAGTTGTACCAGTGATTGATATACCATTAGCAGCAAATGTATGAACAGTAAATGAATGTGTATTACCAATTTCTAATGTCGTTGAATCGTTATAATCCATCATATTGGCACGTATTTCACCAATCTTTGTAGAATTATATGCCGTAGTGGTTGTTGTATTAACACTTGTATGTGCAACACTGTGAACATCTAATAATGGATAATTTGTAATATCTAATGTACCATACACAGTATCTAATACAATAGAACTTTCATAATTTGTTGATACATCATATCCTTCAACATTTGCTACTTCTCTGGCACGACTTAATTCTATTGTTGTTGGTGCAATAGTTTGAAATTCATATCCACCAACATATGCTTTACCCGGATCAAGAACAATATTAAACATACCATTTGCAGAATCACCTTCTTCAATAGAAATAACGAATGGGTCTACAGTATAGTTGCCTGACTCATCGTATGTTCTACGAGCTAACATTTTTTCAATTTCACTATAGATTGGGTAATCAATTTCTTTTGTCTTTACACCATCTACTAAACGAATAACTTCAAAGAATGAAGATACATCTGCAGAATCTAATGATCTTTTTGATAATGCTGTGTTGATTACAAATCGTTCTGCGCCTGGCGCTTGATAATTAAATGCGCCTTGCGCCGGATCTAATAATGAAGTGTCATCAATTTCATCTACAATAGTTGAATCAAATTCAACACCAATCTTATATGATGGTTGTTTATTGATTGTCGTAGAAGAACCTAATCTATAGAATAACTCAACTACTAAAAATTGCGGTGTAACTTTTACAAATTGTCCTTTGAAATAATATACACCATCTTGAATACTTGCAACGTAAGAAGAACCATAAGCAGCAGTATCTTTTAATTGTGCATAGATATTTTGACCATAAATCTTTAACTCATCCGATTCAACAAACCGATCACCACTAAGATATTTAATAACCAATACTGGATTTGTACCAACACTATCAACAGCAATAACTTTTGCTCTTGCCAATTTTGTAGAGTTGTATGATACAATTGTTTTTCCTAGATAATCGGAAGGAACAATATCTGCGTTATTATATTGTGCATTTAAGATAATATAGTTAGCAGCAGTATCTAAAGAAATTTTACCACCAATTATTGGACTACCACTTTGAAATATATGATTACCAAATTTTTCTATTTGACTTGATAAAATTGTTTGCAGTTGAGTAAGTTCTCTTGCCTGAACTGAATATCCAGGACGGAAAAGAACCCGCATAAAGTTTTTATCTTCATTGAAATCATCGTAATATGGATCGTAATTGAATAGAGTAGTCATTTATTCCTCGTTAAAAACTCAGTATAAAACGGATTCGTTCGGTTTGTGCATCATCACGGGTTATTGGTGTTTTACTTGTTATGTATAATATTTTTCCTGAATACAAATCAAGTGTTGGATTCTGTATTGCATTTACAACACGAATTGCACCTGTATCTCGGCCTTTGATTGCAGAATTTACTGACAAAGTGCCACGAACATTATTTACATAAAGATGATTTTCTACGGTGTCAAAAGATATAACGTCCGCAGTAAATGTTGAATCTGCATAAGTTGCACCTTGATAAACAACCTCATCAACACCAAAATCACCTACACCAGGTGATGTTGTTATTCTTGTATATAAAGTATATGCTCCACCAGTTGCAGGATTTGTTGTTTCATGGAGATATGGATTATGTAACAATACTACTTGTCTAAAATCATTATCTGTTGGTAATATACCAGATTCATCTTGGTCAAATTCAACATTAAACATTAAATTAGATGCAGATAATTCATATACTGGATCATATCCATGACCATCATGTGGTGCAATAGAAACTAAAGCAGTAGCATTATTACCAACACCACCAGTAACATCTGTAAATGTTAAATCTGCATAGGTATATTGCATTCCTCTATCTTGAATAATAACATCAACAACACGGCCACCCGTTACATTTGCTTTTAATACCGCACCAGTACCATCACCATCTATTGATATAATACTCTGTGTTGCGCCATTAGTATAATTATTTCCTGAATTTGTTATAGTAACAATATCAAGTCCACCACCAACTGCTGCGGCAGTAACAAACTTATTATTAACTACTGGCATCCAATCATCAGTTAAAAATCTTTGTTTTTGTACCGATGAAACAGTATACAAATATTTCCACTTATAACCATCTGCAGTTAAAACATATGGTTCTTCTAATGAAGTTGTAGATAATGATAATGCAGGTTCAGATGTAGAATTTGCGCTTGAGTTATTTGCTAAACATTTAAATACTTGATCTTTACTATTCAACACATAAAAATTAGTATTTGCTTCGTAAGTGTTATATTTTGTATTTGCAGTCCAATTATTCCTATCTACGACCAAAGATGCATTAGTATATGATAATTGTTTTGCCAATATACCATATCTATAATAATCATTCATCACAGCATCTGTTTCTGTAGGGGTAACTGGAACTTCAGTACCAGCATTCCAAGGCAATTGTTTACCTATAAATGCATACATGTATGATCTTCTTGATGTAGGAAGATATGAATTTGCCGTCAAATCTAATAGATTATAAAATTGTTTGGCAAGTAATACTTTTAAATTTTTTGTTATGAGTGATGACATAATTGTATTTATTTAACTTTTAAGACGTTTGTGACAATATTTGTAGTATTTGAAGTAAATGCAGTATCTACTTTAATAGTATTAGCATTTACAAAAGTAACAGTTTTAGTCTCATCAAAATATAAATTGATTGTCACATTATTTGCAGTAACACCAAGAGTATTTTGAGTAATTAGATATTTACTATTTGATACACTTAATACGGTTTCTGTATTGCCAGTTGATAAGTAAATAATATCACCATCAAGAATATCATTAATAAAGTTACAAGTATTACCAAATACTGTATTAGAACCAAGTGATATATTAACTGTATTTGCAACATTACGGTACACACCAGTAAAGATTACAACATCACCAACATTAACATAATTCATTAAATTGGCAGTTGTATTCGTAGTTGCATTAGCACCATATACAATATTAAATTTTGTTGGCAATGCTTTTATTGTAATGCTTTGATTAACATCATTTGCAGAAACATTTTCGGAATTATTATCAATTCTTGTAACAAAAGTTTTTGTACCTAATGGATGAACAATATCATTCAAAGGTTTCTTAAATTTATTGTAATCTGTTTGTGAATTAATCACATATGAGAAATTATGAAATTTATTACCATCTTGTATAAACTTATCTTCACTTATATGTCCATCAGTATTCAGATAGATACCAGGATATCTAATCAATCCATTTTCAAAGTTTGCAGTTGCCTTAGCACGACCATCACCATATACCGTTGTGCTACCCAAAACAACATTACCAGAAACTGTTCCATCATCTGATTTAATTGTTTTAGTTACATCAAATGTTCCTATATAATCAAACAACCTAATAAATCCAGTAGATTGAATAAAGTTATCAACATATGCAGA